ACACTATCCTCCCTGTATACATCACAATATCCACAGTCATTACAACTTATGATATGACCACTCTCATCATCATTGAATTCTTCATTATGGCAGTTCTCTGAACCGCACTCAGTACAACGATATTCACCTGTTATGCTACTCATATTACTTCTCCTTCTTCAAATTCTTCTGTTAAAAAATCATCAATAAGACTTGCTACATCATTGCTATGAACGTCAACATTAATCTCATTGTCGTCTTCATCAAATGCTACTAACTTCCACGATACAATTTTCATGCTTCCTCCTCCATATCAGAACAGTCTAAACTTTCGGTTATAATCATGCGCGCCTTTTTAGCTTCGTTTTCTTGTTCATCAAGCATAGCCTCAATTATTTTAGGTGAATGACCCATCTCAGCTAGACTTTCCCATGTATATTTACTCATGTTACTTCTCCTTGTGTATAAGTGTTTTCAGCCCGCGAACTCGATTATTCTTGGAGATATTACTCAAGAGAAAAAGTCCTCTAAAGATCCTTGTGTGCCATAACTTTTATCCACTAACCAACCTATGGTGGATACAATCACATTCAAGGGATCAATGAATGACTTCTCAAACTGTGTATCATAGTCAACCATCTTGTGTAAGTCTAGCTCTTTGGGTAGTTTTGTGATAAATGAGAACGCACTACATTGATATAGATTAGGTTGTTTTAGATTGATAAACTTAATCTTATCACCTTCTTGTATGTAAGGATACTTACGACCTAGTTTATTCTTTCTGATAAGATGATTGTATAGTATGGCACCCTTACAATGTATAGGAGCGCCTTTTGCAAACATTTGATTTGCGTCACCAAACTTATCTAGTCCATTGACTGATCGTGGATATGCAATCTCCTCTGGAGAAAGGTTCATAAAATCCTCTCGGAATGTTTGTATGAATGTATTGAGTTCTTTCTCGTTCCCATTCATAATGATACTGAGAGCCTCTCTAAGTTTTGCACGAACAGGTGCAGGAGTAGATGACTTTACAACCTCTAATCCCATTACTTTGAGTTTAGCTTGTTTATATTGAACACCCTCTGAATTGTGTACGTTCAACACATAACGCTTCTTAGCAGTCCATATACCCTTGTCAGCGATGACTTCTCGGGCCATCTGCATCTTTTGTTCGTAACTGTTTACATATTGATGCAAGTCCGTATAACACTTGTCCATAAATGGTTCAATTTTATCTCGAGCCACAGAGTCAAGGAAGGACACAATTTTTTCAGTCTTTTCTCCGTCTGGATAGACCTTATTAACAAGTTCGTCAAAAACAACGTACACCGAGTCCGTATCACTTGCAATAACGTAGTCTTTGTTATCAGTCTTAAGCAACTTATTAAGATATTGATTAACAGCACGCTCAATCCAACGAATAGCAAGCTGACCACTTGTAGTAATTGCTTCAGCAACCAGAAGGTCATAGTAGCGAAAGTATGCATTCCCGATTGCACCATAGACACTGTTAAGTGATATCTTCTTGGCCATCTGAATGTTGTTATACTTTGATATATCTTTGAGTAGTTTGGGATCTTTAGTGTTTTCATAATCTTGTTGTGCCTCTAACATAAGTTTTTTGAATTTTGACCTATCATTATACATCGACTGCATAAGTTCTGGAAGGAAGCCCTGTTTGTTTGTCTTAAACAAAGCACCATTTGGTGTCAGTGTCACTCCTTTGAGAATAGAAGTATCCACTTCTTTGTTGAGTAGTTTATCTACAGACATGTTTGGAACTTTTTCTTGTGCAACGAGAGTTTCAGTAGATATGTTGTATTGCATAATTAAATGTGGATACAATGAGTTAAGGTCAAATGACATAACCCATTTGTGCATACCGACCTGTGGGTCTTTTACATACGCCCCTTCAAACTTTTCTGCTTTAGAATTGTGTTTCTTTTGTGAAATGACAATATTCTTTTCACGCAGATAGTTGTAAATAAGAATATCCCAATACTTGGTAGAACCTAGTACATCCATGTAGTTGACTTTTGCATCATAAGCCATAGTCAAACATAGTTCAATGAGCTTCATCTTGTCTTCAAGTCGATCAACGATTTCCACATCCATGATGTTGTATTCGATAAACGATTGAAAGTCTTTTTGATACCACTCACTAAATGTTTCATAAGGATTGCCGTCCTTACGATCACCTAGTTCAACAAATGCAATGTGGTCAAGTCGATATGACTCTTGTGCAGTATAGGTAAACTTACGATAGAGGTCAAAGTAGTCTAAGTGAGAAACACCCTGTATATCAAATACCTGATGCTTACGACCCATCTTAAACACTTCTCTTGAGAATACACTTCTCCAAGGCGATAGTCGTTTGACCTCATCTTCTCCACACAACTTTTCAATACGATTGCATAGATAAGGAATATCAAAGAACTCTGTGTTCCAACCTGTAATGATATCAGGTTGATGGCTTTCCCAGAATGAAAGGAACTCTTTGATTAGATGTAGTTCATCACTACATTCAACATAGGTCACATCATCTCGGTCATTCTGGAATTTACCTACACCCCAAACAACAAACTTTTTACTCTGGTGGTTTTTTACTGTGATGGATAGAAGTGGTTCTGCAGCTGCCTCTGGACTTGGAAATCCATTCTCACATTCAACTTCAATATCAATTGTGACAATAAGTATCTGGTCAACATCATATTTTATTGTGTTGGGATACTCGTCAGCAATATAGTTATAGGAATACATGGTACTACCATGAACCAATTCTGGTTGGTTCTTGTAGTTTTCAACCCACTCTTTTGCTTCTTTGATTGTATTGTGTTGGATAGGTGTTACATACTGTCCTTTTAGTGTTTTCCACTCTGTAGGAGAATTGACAGGAGCATAAAGTGTTGGCGAATATCTGACTTTACGACAGACACGTTCGCCATTTACTACTTCACGCAACAGTAGGGAATTACCCCATTGAAGAATATTTGTATAGAATTTCATTATGTAATAATACCACCTTTAGGGGTAAATGTCAAGGGTATGTGTGTAATTTCATTTTTTATTTTTGTTAAAATTTCTTCGTTCACCTGTAGGAATATTTCCAGTTAAATTCATAAGATAACTATCTACGATAGCCATAGATCGGTGACATAACTCAGGATGTGCTGGATATTCTAGCAACATCATCGGGATGCCCACTCGCCAACTACGATAGTTTCCACTGTAAGGATTGTGTTCCGACATAACATATCTCCTTTAAAAAATAAATTACCATTGATGAATACAATTAGCAATAATACATATACAAGTTATAATGTTAAGTAATGCCCAAGATGTTCTTATATATGCAACTTTATCTGCATCTTTATTGTCACTAAACGCTTTGTTTCCTAGTGCTTTACACCAGATTTTCCAATAACTACTCACTTCTTTTTTCTGCATTGATTATCTACGTCCATTTTCTCTTGTAAGAAGTATCGCCATCTGCATATCTGTGATTAATTTCGCTGTGATGTTGTTCATCTGCTCTCACACATTTTATAAGATCGGATAACTTTGCATTTTTTTTCATTTTGTAATATTCAATTGCTAAACTAGGTGCAGGCACATTTTCTACTTCACCTTGTTCTACCATACCCAAATAATCAGTATAACTTCTAACAGCTTCTTCTTCAAAGTATGCAATCATTCTATGTGCAAGTCTATAACTAATAATGTAAATTATAAAATAAAATATCATAAAAATAATTTGTGCTAACACAACTAATAGTCTTTCAAACATATTAGGTTTAGCAATTGCAATAAAAAACATTAAATGCATTCTTTCATTTTCTGCTTCCTCTAACATCTCTCTAATGTCAGGCCCCCAACCAGTTTTCATTTTTCGCAGACTTTTAAAATGCAACCACATACCAGCAACCATGCCCGGCACCCCTGCTACAGTTTCTAATACTATTGCTCTATGTCCATAGCGTTTGGCAAAAAATGTGTCTGCCATGAAACGGAAAAACTTTGTCATTGACA